TTACCCCCTCCATCCAACCCTCCCAAACAACGCACTTATTCTCCCCCATCATCCCCACCACACTTACCCCCACCAACAAACCCGCAGCACAAACAGGGGGGCGGGGGTCGAATCTATAAAAACCCAACCCCCATATTTTCACCAGATTTTAGCAAAAATCAGACCCCATCATCCTTGGCAAACGCAGCCCCATCACTGCCGGCAAAACGATCATCAGTCCCCCAGCCGTTGCGCTGATATGTAAGCAAAAACAATAAGCAGCACCCAGCATGTGCAAGATGCGACAGCCCAGTTTCGGGATCAAGATTTTCACCACGCCACCAGGCAAATAAATGCCGCAGCAGAGCAGCATAATACCGCCCCCAGCGAGCACCGCGACACCAGTTGTTGTCACCGTATTTGCCGGCACCAAAGGTAAGCACGGCAGCAATTTCTTCGATAGCAGCAGTGGGGACGAGATCAAGACGCGGCTTGAGCGCCGATTCAGCCGATTTACGGCATTCTCCCGCCGGCTCATCAAAGACAAGCCCAGGCTCGGGCTCCTTGTACGTCACTTCCCCGTTCCTGAAAGCAAAATTGGGAAGCATGACAGTGCGTGATTTACCCATGAAGCAAGTGTGATGCGCTCACATAATACCACGCTGCTTAGTGCAGTGTCAATGATTTGCGCGAAACAAGCCGCGAGACGCCATTAGGGTCAATGACAACGACGCGCCCACTAGAGGGCAGCAGCTTGTAAGCGTATGGCAGCTTCCAGCCAGATTGGCCGTTATGCTTGACCATCGTGTAAGTCGTTGGGCGTTCCATGGCTCCATACTACCCCATCTCCCGCCGGCTATGGTAAAATAAAATGCAATCTCAAGGCGAAATGCGAATCAGCGTCTTTCCGTGCCCGCGTTGCACGCATAAAAGAACAACAGTGCAGCAAACAGATCGGCTTGACGATGGAATGCGAGTGCGCAGACGCAAATGTGATAGCTGCGGGCATTTGTGGTACACAGAACAGCCGCCGGAGCAGCGGATTGTCGATACGACGCGATTGGTCTGGTGCGGAGGGATGATCGTTGGGCTGCGACCGCCGGCAGAATCGACGAAAAATGAGAAAATGTAGAGAATCTGGGCGATCAGTAGACTCTGTGCGTGGTGATCGCCCCTGTCTCCCCCTTGTTCATATTGAACTTGCCCAGGCATAAATAACCAAAGGCGTCAAACGAGTGGTCTACGCCGAGCTTCTTGTTTGGCATTCGCGTACCTTCGGCGTAACCTAAAGTCCTGAAGCTCTTAATCAGCTCGCGGCAGCGTGGGTTGATCTTGGTATGCACCTCGCCATCAGCTGTACGCAGCGCTGCATTAGCCGCCCGTATCTTGTCGGCAATGTTATATGGGGCCTCGGGGGCGTAGACTTCAATTCCGGCCTTGCGGAGGATCTGATGATCGCTCACACCCACGCCGGAAGTTTGTTTGCGCTTGCCAGTGGGGTCGGGGCAGGCAATTTTACGTCGATTTTCGCCATAAAGATCATTGAGCACTTCCGCCATGTCCCAAGTCGTCGCATTTTTTAAGTTCAGCTCGTTAAAAACACGCAATTCGACGGCTCGACCCTTAACGCGGACGATATTGGCGCAAATAGCGGTTAATGGGTCATTGTTGAAGTCCATGCCGATGTAAAGCGGCAGATTGGGGTCATCTTCAACGGTCGAATCAAGGTTTAGCATCGAGAAACACGATGCCACCAGCCCTGTATTGGACAGAATTTTAGCTTCATATTCGCGCTCAAACACCTCTAGCGCAAGCGTTCTACGTGCTTCCTCAATTTCGGCCAGTGGAATGTTTCCGCCCTGCAGTGACGTGTATTCGTAAAGCCCCCACTGCTCGGGATCAAGTTGCTCCAGCCCAGGGTTGACATCCTCAGAGCCCTGCAGTTGCAGCACTAGCTCATAAAACCATCCCGCAGTACCTTCGGGAGATGGCGTGGTCGTGAATAATGCCCAGCCGCCACGGTCGGACAATGCCGGCCTAATAACAGAACGCCAGGTATATTCTGTCTGAAACGCGCACTCGTCTAGCACAACACCCGTGAGCGCAGGGCCGCGCAATGCGTCGGGATCTTCAGAGCCCTTAAGATAAATGCTGGAGCCGTTGATCAGGTCAATTCTTAAGTTTGACTCATTCTTCTTCCGTATCCAGCGATCCGGTATAATGCGTTTGTATGTATCCCAGGCTATATCTTTAGCCATTCGATACGTTGGCGCGACGTAGTAATACACGCCGGTGCGTTCAGCCGCGCCACGCAACAGCTCGACGCCGCCAAGCACCGTCTTTCCACCCCGCCGGCCCGCCAGCACGACGCGAAAGCGGCGCCGATCCCGAAAGATGCGCCCCTGCACAGGCCGCAGTGACAGCGCGTTTCTGCCGGCCAGGAAGTCACCGCTCTGGCGTGGCTTCGCTGGGGCGGCAACAGTCACTGCATCATGCGGAGGTTTGCCCGCCGACTGTAGCTCAGGCTAGAGTGCGGTTTCATGCGCCGCTGCAATGGACATTACAAGAATCAGGCTGACGCATCGGCGCTACACGGATAACGATAGCCCGTTTTTCATGGATCTCACGAATCTGCGGATGCGCAGAAAGTGGGAAATCATGCAAGCGGTGACGAATGGCACTGAATATCTGCACGAAAATGCAGAAGTGTATCTGCCGCGTGAACCACGCGAAAATCCGGCAGAAACAGAAAATGGCGTTAAATACGACCCGTGGCAGGCTCGTGTTAATCTGTCGGTACTGGCACCGTTCACCAAGCGCTTAATCCACAACGCTGCGGGCATGGTGCTCAGGCGGCAGATTCAGCTGGAAGGTGGCGATCCGTGGTGGTCGGAGACATGGCGCAAGGATGTAGACGGTGACGGTTCATCGCTTGATCAATTTGCCAAGAAGCGGCTTGAAGTGGCGCTGACGTATGGCATGTCATCGTTGATCGTTGATGCCCGCAAGCGCCCTGAGGTCCGCACTGCTGCCGATGAACTCGATCCCCTGCGCCCGTATCTGGTGCCGGTGGACCCGTGGCAGTACCTGGGCAGCCGGCGGGAAAGCGATCAACCCGGTGCCCCGCTGACGATGTTCCGCTATCAGGAGGAACGCAAGACAGCAAAAGGGACGTACGGTGAAGAATATGTGCCCATTGCACGCATCATCACCCCAGGCGCATACCAAGTATTTGAGGCGGACAAGCAAGAGGCAGTCGAAAGCGGTAGTTACGATCTGAGCTACATTCCGCTGGTCAGCATTTACGCTGAACGCGAGGGATTCTTGTGCGCTTCGCCGCCATTGGCGGATGTTGCCCACCTGAACATTGCTCATTACCGCCGGCTGGCTGACTTGCTGCATTCGCTGCACATTGCTGCTATCGGCCTGCTTGTGCTGGAGGATTATGAAGGCGAGGAAGGTGTTACGGGGCTGAACTATGCCATCAAAATGAATCCGAACACAAAAGCGTACTGGGTGCAGTGCGATGCGGGTTCATTTGTCGCGCAAGGCGAGCTGCTGGACCGCTTGGAAAATGAAATCTCGCATCTGGGTGTTACAAAGCTGCTCGGGCAAAAGTTCGTAGCAGAAAGCGCTGATGCCAAACGTATTGATCAGCAGCAAGCGAATTGCGTGCTATCTGTTGCTGCGCAAGAACTTGAAGCGGCGCTCAATGAAGCGGTTAGGATTGCGTCGGAATATAACGGCAAGGAGCCGCCAAAAGTTATTATCAGCAAGGACTTTGACTTCTACCGCCTGCTTGGTCAAGACGTAAGCGTGTTAAGCGATCTGTCTGAGAAGGGGCAGATTACGCTTGAGCTACTTCACAAGATCCTGTATCACGGTGAATGGATACCTGAGGATGTTGACCTGAAGCAGCTTGCCGCAGACACCAAGACTTTGCAAGAGGAGCTGCGTCAGCGTGCTATGCTTGAGCAGCAACAACTGCAAAATGCAAATGACGGCGACAGTGCAGGAAGCGAGGAATCGGCTGCTGATACTGATTGAGCAAAAAGCGCTTGTTTTGCACAACAGACCGACGGCCTATGAAGACACGCTAAAAGCCCTTGGGCCTCTGCGTTGTGCAGCTGCCCAAGGGCCTTGCGGTGCGTGTGATCAGTGCCCGCGAGCGCGTTGACTGGCGCGAGTCGAGCGCACAAGCTCAGGGGCGATCATCGGCTCCTGAAGCACCTCAGTCTCGCACATGCCATCGGCATACACGGTCTTTTCCAGCACCAGGCCGGCGATGTTGACTCGCTCCACTTCAGGGGCGGGCTCTTCGGCTTCAACCTCCACTTCAGGGGCGGGCTCTTCGGTCTTGATCTCAGCAACAGGGGCGGGCTTGGGGGCCGGCGCAGGTGCGCGAGCGGGTGCTTTGGGATCAACAGTTGCCATTGGTGCTTTTGAGCGGCTACGCGCTACACTGTAGCGCATCCATCAATCATCCCATGACGCTCACGCCGGAAGAGATCACCGCGCTGCAGGAAAGGGCCGCAAGGGCAGAAGAGCTGGAACAGCGTCTTGCTGCAGTCGATGGCAAGAAAGGCGAGATCTTGGACGAAAAGAGGCAGCTGCGGCAGCAGCTGGAGGAATTGCAGGGTCGGGAAGATGCCCGCAAGAAAAAGGAGCTGGAAGAGCAGGGGAGAACTGCCGAGCTGCTGGAGCGCGAGCGCAAGGAAAAGGAAGAGCTGCAAAAACAAATTGCAGAGAAGGATCAAGCCATCCAGCAAGCTGAAGAGCAGCGCATCAAAGATCGGCTGCGGGCTGATTTTGTTGCCGGCGTGGGCAGCGAAGCGTTTGCGCCGATGCAGCTCTGGGCGCTGTTTCAGTCTGCCGTGCAGGACAAGGACGGCAAGACGGTGGTGCTGTTCAGGGGCGCTGAAGTGACCCCTGGAGAGCTGGCCGGCAAGCTGCGCAACGACGCCGAGTATGCCCATCACCTCAAGCCCAGGGGGGCAGGCGGCATGGGCTCAAGGCCGGCCAGCGGCGACCCCATCGAGGTTTCGGGCAACCCGTACCTACCTGGCGGCAATGTGACCCAGCGCATCATGCTGGAACTCGACAACCCAGACCTTGCTGCTAAGCTCAAGGCTGAAGCGGCTGCCGCCGCGAGCAAAGGGTGAGGCTGCGCTGATCCCCGAGCACAACATGACTGCTGCGCGGTCGTGTCAACGCAAACCTTGCTTTTCCTCCAGTGGCCTATCTCGGCAACCTCGGCGGAACGTTTCAGAGCGATGTTGCGAGCCTGACACGGCTGGCGACTTCTGCACCGTTCGCCCAATACCTCCAAGAGCAGATTTTTCTGCAATCCCGCATGATCCGCTCGGGGATCATTGCAACCAACCCCGGCCTGACTGCCACCACCGGCACTCGGATCGAGGCGCCTTTCTTCAAGCCGCTCAACCCGGTTGAAGAGCGCATGACCTCCAGCGACGACTGGGGCACCTCTGGCGAAGGTCACTTCACTTTCCAGAAGATCCAAGCCAGTACGCAGTACGCCACCATCACCCATCGCGGTTTTGCCTACGCTGTTGACAAGCTCACCCGGCTTGCCATTGGCGAAGATCCAATGGTGGTGCTGTCCAGCCAGCTTGCGCCGGCAATGGACAAGCTGCGCACCGCCAAGTTTATTTCCCAGATGGAGGGCCTGCTTGGCACTGGCGGCCCGCTGAATGCCACCAACAACCTGAACAAGTCCGTCACCACTGGCGCCGGTGAGGCCAACTACCTCACTGCCGGCAACGTGATCGAGGCTCGTTACAAGCTCAATGAGCGCCAGAGTGAAATCACGACCATCGTGATGCACTCCCTGGTTGCTGCCTACCTTGAGCAGATCGGTCAGCTCACCTTCTACCCCGCCGGCAACCTGGCTTCTGGCCAGAACATTGCATTCGGCGCCGGTGGCGTGAACATCCGCGACACTTCGATTGGCTATTTTGCCGGTCTGCAAGTGGTCGTTGATGATCAATGCCCGATCATCGGCACCTCTGGCCAGCAGCGGCAGTTTGTCTGCTATCTGGCCGGCAGTGGCGTGATGCAAGAAGGCGACCAGATCCCCATGGAGATCGAGCCCGACCGCAATGCGCCCAGCAAGCAGGATGGTATTATCATCGACTACCATCATGTGCAGCACATTCCGGGTACTTCGTGGAATGCCAACTTCGACAATCCCACGAATGCACAGCTGGCGACTGGCGCTAACTTCAGCCTGGTGTATGGCGATGCTCGCCTTATTCCTGCAGTGCGACTTTTAGTCAACAGCCCCTACGGGGGAACGATCGCTTAGGACGGGTCTTTCATGATATACTGAGGGGGCCAACACCCCCTCTTTTTCATGGCCTGATCTGGGCTATGCTGGGGGCTGAGCCCCGCATCTACTCAGATGGCTTCCTTCAATTCCCTCAAGACCAAGAAAGGTCAACTCGACGTGCAAGGCGCTGGTGTCGCCTTCGCCAGCCTGCCCTCGCCGGCTGAGCTGGGCATGATCCGCGTCGTGAACAACGCCACCGAGACCACCGTTGGCGCTGCTGCTGATGGCGGCGGCTCTGCCAAGGTGCTGGTGTGGTACAACGGCACCGCATGGCGCATCATCGGCGGCACTGACACCTGATCGCCATGAGCAGCGTCCGCTGGTGGCCGTGGCATCGCCTGGCCGAGCCCTACCCTCGTCCGGCCATCAGCGGCGAACCGGCGTGCAACTGCACGCCTCCGGAGCTGATCGAGGTGGCCGATGCGGATGCCTACATGGCGACCACGCTCAAGGCGGCCACTTGGGCGGCGCTCAGCTCAACCCAGAAAGGGCAGGCGCTCAAGTCTGCCCAGGATGCACTGCGCACGTTGCGCTGGTGTACGGATGAAGAAACATGCTGCGGCAGGGATCTGGAGGATAGCTACACGGCTGCCGCTTCCGAGCTGGCGCTTGTATTGTTCAACGACAATACGGCAGTATTTGGCGCCGCCGATCAACTGCCCAAGCCCGTTGTATCGAAGGAGAAGCTGGGCGATCTGGAGCAATGGTTTTTCTCTCCCGCGCAAATCCGTAGCCCAAGCGTACTGCCGAATGATGGGCGTGTTGGCAGGCAGTCGCCAACAGTCTTGCGCTTGTATCCGTGGCTGCTTGATTTAATCGGCTGCTGGGTGTCGCGCAAAAATGAAACAGTCATCCCATTGTTTCGAGGGTAAATGAGTGCTCCGCAAGATGCTTGGGCTAAACCACTGGCCAAGCGGCTTGTTGATCGCTTCCGCTCGCAAGCGCTTTCCTACATTCGCATCACCCCCGGCGCTTACGATGAAACGACCGGCACGGCAACCGTAACCGAAGCTGTCATTCCCGCTGCCGGCGCTGTTGTCAAGTCGATGCAAGGCGAGCGTGACGGGGTGCAGCAGGGGCATGAAGTTGAAGCGTGGATTGACCATGAAACGGTGCCATGGCCGATCACGACCAATGATCGCCTGCAATATCTGGGCAAGCGATGGAAGATCACGAAGATTGACCCCACCTATGGCAGTGGCGGCGAAGGCAATGGCGGGCCTGTGTATCTGACCACGCTCAGCGGCCGGATTATTACAACGCTTGATGGCAAGGCAATCATCGTACAGGGCTCGGGCGGCGTTGCTCAGCCAATAATGTATGCCAGCAAAGTAACAGCGAGGGCAGAATAATGGCAAGACGTGCTCCGAGAAGAGCCGGCAACGACTTGCGCAATTTGGCCCCCGATGTTCGCAAGGCTGCTTTCGATGCGCTGCGCAATGCCGCAAAGGAAGTATTGAACGACCTTGCTGAGATCAGCCCGAACTGGGGCGGGGCATTTAGGGAAAGTTGGTACGTCGAGACATCCGATGGCAAAAGAGGCGTAAAGCCTACGGGCGAAGGTGGCAAATACAATTTGTTTAACATCCCTCAGCTTGGCACGCAGAGCCGCACCGCTAGGGGGCAATTCGGCCCTGTCGTTCCGCCAGCCAACAAGGTCCAGCTTTTTATCGGCAACTTGGCTCCATACGCGCAAGAAGCGATGGATCTAATCCCAGGCAGGTTCAAGTATCCCGGCTTTGAGCCGGCAGGGGAAGAGCAGCCAAGAGGCACGCGCCAGAATGGCATTCGCGGCGACTTGCGTGCGCCTGGCAAAAATCGTTCCACCGCACCGCTGGATTGGTACTCTACCTATATGGGCGGCGGTGCATTTACAGCCGCTTTTAACAAGGGCGCCAAAGCAGGCTTCCTTGAGGCCCGCAAGCCCTTCAGGCCCAAATAGCAATGACCGTACTACAGCAAATCCGTGGCATCTATGAGCGCATTGTGATCGACACTGCTGCTCCTGTGCCCGTCTACGTCGAGAATCAATCGGCAGTGGACTTTAATGCGCTGAGCGAGTATTGCCTGATTCGTGTTAATTTTGGGCTGATACAAGAGCCCGTAATTGGGGCGCAAGCGCAATGGCATGTGCGCGGTGCGTTGGTGTGCGAAATCTACTCACGCAAAAATATCGGCCCTGGGCGTGGCATTGAAATTGCGGCGCCGATCATTGACGCGCTCAGCGCCCTCAATGCCGCCACCCCGCCGGCAACCCAGCAGATCATCGCTCGCGTCGGTCCTGTGACCGGCCCCACACAGGCGCAGTTGCAGGACAGGCCGCATCACTTCACGCGCTTTTCGATGCCGTTCCTGGCCCGTAGCCGGCCCGTCTTGGCACCGTAGCCGTGATTGCCGTAGACTGAGGGCTCAAGCTCTACAAGCCGGCCACGGGCCGGAAGCTCCGATGCCCGTTACCAACTGCGGTCAAACGACCGTCCTGACTGGCCAGGACGGCATGATCACCATGAAACCTCCCGGCACGCAAGCCTGCCTGCTGGACTGGACCGACTTCCCCGTGCCGGTGTCCCCGGCAACCACCTCGCTGCTCAAGGTTCCCGCGACCTCTGATTTTCGGGTGAATGATCCCGTGACCTTCACCGTGAAGGGCACTGCTGATCTGGATAGCGCCCTGACCGCCAACACGGTCTACTACATCAAGACCCGCCCTTCTGCGACTACCGTAACCATTTCCGCCACCTTGGGCGGCAATGCTATCGCCTTCAGCGGCAGCGGCGGCAGCGGCACTGCTGACACCCCCGGCGCCGGCAATCACATCGAGATGAACTTTGCCAGCGCTTTCGCCATGTGCGAAGTGCCCTCGGTGACGCTGACCATCACTCGCGGCGAAATTGACAAAACCGCGATTCCTTGCAAGCCGGCGTCTGCTGGCGGCGGTCCCAAGATGGCCCAGTTCCGGTCCTACCAGTCTGGCTTCGCTGATGGCAATGGCACGCTGACGCTGCGGCTGATTGAGGATCTGGCGGCGTTCAACAACCGCATCATTCAAGGCACGCTATTCAATGATCAGGGCGGCGCTGTACTGAAGGCGTACTTTAGCGCTATCGCCGCTTCCGGCGGCAGCACCGTCGATGACGCCGCCTCGCTTTACAGCGAGTTCCCCATCATCCTGCTGGGCTTTGACACCGGCATTAGCCAAGACGACACCCCAACCGAAGTGTCCGTGAACTTCCGTGTCTCCGGCCAGCCTACGCATCTGTTTGGCCTGACGCTCTGATCACTTGCGGATAACCACACAGCGGGGCTCCGGCCCCGCTTTTTCATGCGCTGATTCGGTGCTATGATTCGACCGTTGCATTCCCTCTCTCATGGCCAAAAACATCAAGGAACTGCTCAAGCGCACTCGCCAACGCCGCAAGGCTGAGATTACGCTGAGCACGGGCGATGTGATCGAGCTGTACTTCATGCCTCTCACCGAAGCGGAAGATGAAAAGATCCGCGAAACAGTCGAAAACGACAAGCGCAACAACGCCTATGGCCTGCGCGTGCTGGTGAGCAAGGCCGAGTATGAAGACGGCAGCAAAATGTTCACTGTTGGCGACATTGGCATGATGCGCAATGAGTACGCCAAAAGCGACTTGACCAACATGATGGAAGCGCTGGTGTTCAACGGGGGCGTGCTGGCGAAGGAA